ATCATAATCATAACGAAGATTCTGTTCCCAGGTTGCCTGCCAATCAACAACTACGTAGGCAGGAATATCATACCCATAAACCTCAGTGATAACTTCTTCGGCAAATGTTGCCTCGTCATGGTATACACCACGGAATGCATCTTCTACGTTCTCAACATACGAAACATCACCGTGATACTCAATGAAGGCATCAACTACATCATAACCAATACTCTCACCAACACGAACATACTCATCATAATAGGCAACGAAGTCTGACTCATTGTGCTCATCAATGAACTTAAGAGCATCATCTAAATCATACTGACCTTCGATACAGTTCTCTTCGATGAACTCAACAGTCTCAATTGCGAAGACTTCTTTGTAGTTTGCTTGGAAAGTCACGGACATTTGAGGTTTTCTCAGGAACGAATGTAGAATATCAGAATTTGGGGGGCATCGCAACCCCCCTTGTGCCACCTTCGTGACCGTCACACCTCATTCATTACTTTTAAACGACGCATGATATCATACATATCCATTTGATCCATATCGATCTCATTCATATCAACTGGTGCGAATTCTTCGAGGTTAACATTACCATTCGAATTAATCGGAGCATAATACAATTCGTCACCATCTTCTTGCGACAAAGTATAAACACAACCATGGTCGGTGGAAGTTAGAAAAATCATCGGAGATCTCAGGAACGAATGTAATATAGCAGGATTTGGGGCAGCCGTCTAGGGGGTGTGTGACGGTTCTCCGACTGTCCTCATTCTCAATAAGATTCCACTATTGAGAATCAATAAGTCTAGTACTATTGAGAATAAGATCCAATCTTTAAACTGGCACAAGACTAGAACGGATCGTACTCTTTGATGTTACAATGGACTTCTTCATCTCCTTCGAGTTCTAGTAACTCTTTCCAGTCCATATGTTCTACATCTAGATCATCATAACACATGATGTCTAGTGTAACTGTAAGCAGGCGCTTCTGTGCTAACATGGTGTCTAGATGTGTATGTGTACTAGATTATATCATGCATAATGACGATATGCAAGCGTTTCGTAATCTTGCCCGTCTCGTGTGTATTCCTCGTCGAGATCTAGTGTATACTCTTCGAGATCCTGCCCGTAATCGTTGCTGTATGTATAGTCGAGATCGTAGTCGTCGTACATAGCTCGTCGAGATTTGTATGTGAACTAGATGATTGTAGCATGAATCTCGACGAGATGCAAGTATGATGTGCAAGTCTCGTCGAGATTCTTGTATGTATATATGAGGTCTCGACTAGAATTATACCACATCTAGTCGAGATTCGCAACCTTTCTTATAAGTCTTGTGTGGGTTCTGGGAAATTTTCGCGGGCGCCAGACTTGACAAACTGCTCGTCTTATGCTACGCTCGCTTAGGTCACAAGAACTGGAGGGTTTTAGCGACAAGAACTGGAGGGTTTTAGCGACAAGAACTGGAGACCTTTATGATACCTTTATGATGCCTTTATTCTCACTAATAGACTCTATTGATTCTCATTAATACAATATTATTGAGAATACAATAAAAAAGGGATTTATATTTATTAATACATTTTTAATTGATTTTTAACCTTTTTTTGGTATAATTCGCTACATAATCATCCACATCGCACCATTCCACTTCCAACTCATATCTCTCCATTCATAAACATCATCTAACTCTGGATGAGTAGGAAATACTGGATGATTCGCATCAGACTGATTTGATTCTTTCTGCTTTATTTCATCAAGAAACTTTTCGAATCCACCATTCATCCAATCACGATCAGACTCCTTCCATTTACCAATAGGACAGGAATCTAATGAGAACTTTGTCTTCTCATTTAGAAAACAACCACAGTGCTTACAACGTACTTGCTTCTCATCATACCATTCACAACCACGACACGTTTCAAGTCTTTGTTCTCGTATTTCATCAGAGACAAATAATGTATTCGACTCCATAGCATTCTTAATTATATCCAGAGCAAACTTTGCTAAATTCTTTCCCTGCTCTGGTAACGAAGGATAATCAGTCATCTTTTTAATATCAATAAGTTATTACTATTTAAGACCTTTAAATGCACTGGTAACTGATTCGGCAGTGATACTATAATTAGACCCAGCTACTGCTCTTCCTGCACTTCCTCCTGCATTAGTTGTGGATCCTCCATCTGCACCCCAGTCTCCACCAGTACCACCTGTTTCACCAGTTCCACCATAATTCACATAATCAGTAATATTACCTCCGCAACTTGTAGTCTCTCCAGCACTACCAGCAGTACCACTCGTCCTACTCACAGTATATCCTTCACCATTACCCCCATTACCTCCAGCACCACCAAGAGGAGCAGCAGTTTGATAATCAACTCTTTGTTCACAATCAGTTCGATTAAGGCTCCTCCTACTTTTCTTACCACATCCTCCTACACGATAACAATACCGAGTCGCATAATATCCACCAGCACATCCTGGGCATCCACCACACTGATTACCCGTGCTATAATTATTAAAATAATGACATCCGCCTGGTAATCCAGTCGCACCAGTTCCACCATTAGCACCACCGCCTCCACCACCATAAACAGCGGCTGTTGAATTTGTGGTAAGATAAATCGCACCACCACTGGAGATTAGACTCATCGCATTTCCACCACTACCACTTCCTGTGGCACCAGCAGCACCTAATACAGATCCATTCACATACATATACAAATTATAAACAAGAGCATCAAAAGTAAGTGCGGGTGATCCTACACTTGTTGATCCACACGTTCCATTAATATTCACTCTCTTTATAATATTCTTACTTAAATTTGAATTCCAAGTTTGTGCATCAACATCTAAATTTGTATCAGTCCCCGTCTGATTCAGATCATAATACTTAATACTATTACGAAACTGTGAGATACTTAAATTATTTCCAGTTGAAATTGATGCATTCTCAGTCGCATCTGGTACAATCGGATTCGTATTTGAAGTAGAAGTAACTCTTCTCAATTCTGATGCAGACAGTGTTCCACTACTGGCTAACTTAAAATTACTTCGAAGATCACTAAACTTAATTTGTCCAGAACCAAATAATAAAGTCTTACTGACTGCGACAGACATTCTAAAGTCCCTTTTCTACCTTTTCTCTATTTAGAATTCAGTGCTCCATAATTCTTAATCATTACATTAAAAGAAATTGTGACTCTTGGATAGTCTTCTGTTTTAAGTGATGGAGACACAAAGTGTTCCAAATAACTTGGAAACATAATCAAATCACCCTCCTCAATCACAGGAGCAATCTCACCCTCCCGATACTCATGAGAGTCTAAATCAAATGCTAAAGAACGAAGAGATTTGGACGGATCACAAAATGTAACGGGAGAATGACGAGTTGAATCAAAAGACAAATAATGAATACAAGAGAACTGTGCATCATATAACTCACCACAACTTACATGATTGTGTTGCTCCTGATAATCACCATCAATATAACAATTAAACCAAAGTTCATCGATAGAACCTCCCCAGGGTGCATCCATGAATCCATTGAAATAATCAAGATACATTCTCTTCAATTGACTCTCATTTGAAAAAATGCTCTTATTTAATTCCAAATCTCCATAGGATGTGTGCATTCGATTTGTTAACCAATCACTCGGAGATCCAATATGATTCTGATGATAACTCTTCACAATCGCACTCAAATATTTCTCCTTGAGTTCTTCGTTCTCCTTTATCTCAGTCTGATAATAATAAATTGGAAAAATTGCGTGTCTCATGAATTAAAAATTGGAATAATTTCAATGTCCTTACATCCTTGAGTTTTGATTGTCTCCTCCCAGAAACTAGCATCCTCAATCTTAAGAAAGGTGACTACCTGTCTTGAATATGATTTCTTCTTTGGTTTGAGATAAACTACTTGATACTTGTACATCTTGTTTGTCGTTCCAGTGTCTTACTACTCCTGCTATAATAAAAGCATTGGTGATCAGATACGTTGTGAAAATAAACGTTCTGATCAATGCGATTGTATCACTCTCTTTATCACACTTGGATGCTTTCTCTCCTAGTGCCTTCGCAAATAATCTCCATACAGTCTTTCGATGTTTCATTTCCCTGATTGTTTTAGTAGTTCTACATCCTTCCACTGTGATGGATAGACAAGCAAACACACATCCCTTGATCGATGATCTAATGTTCTCACACAGATGGTAATATACTTCTCACATACAAAATCAACCACACCAATGTGATCCTTGTACTTAACATTCAATCCTTTATAGAATGTACTCATACGAAACATTCCTCTAGTGATGTACGCTTAACTTGCATCGCAGTATATGGAGTCGTATTCTCTATATCCACTTCCTTACCAATTGTCTTTGAATTGATTGGTGCATAGTAGACTCGTTTCTTTGGATTGTAGAATCCCCAGACAGTTTTGGTATGGGCACCAAGATTATAATCAAATTTCCGAGTATTACACAACCAAATGCGAACAGTGCGGGTGTTAAAGTTCTCATACTCATAACTACAATCTTTTGGTGGTGAATGAGGAAACTCAAGCATCGACAACTGCTCTCAACCGATCAGGACTCATACCCTCATTCAAATAATGTTGAAGACGTTGATTACACATTTCTTTTGTAAGTTGAACCTCATCTTCACTAAGCAGTTCCCATCCTGTGGTACACAGTTCTTCAATACGATAAAGATTTTCCATTTTAATTAAGTAGTAAAGGAATCAATAATACCAGACTCATACTCATCTACAAGAGCAAACTTCTGTGCATTGACTACATTTGGCATAATCAAATTCACATACGTCTCATCATATGATTCTTCTTGTGAGAGTAGTTCAAATGCCTCTGTATCAGAGTTGGCAATCAAATTGATGACTCCACCATACTCGGAAGATGGAAAAGGCACCCAGTAGTCTACAATATAAAGTGATTTCATTTCTTTGGTTAATTACTTCTCCATTTTAGATGATTGTTTCAGATTTGTCAACTGTCTTGAGAGTTCAACATGAATGGGAGTGAGGAATGAGGTAAAATACTGCTCGTACTCATTATCTTTCATCAGTTTACTAATTCCTTCTACTTGTATAAGTGCGAATAGAAGTTTACTTGTCTGATTCACATGAACTCCATCATATAATAATCGCAGGTCACTTCCAGTTCTGCTGCTTTGGATTCAATCTCTTGCTCTTGAATTCGTCGTGCTTCGGCACGGTGATTCTCATAAACCTTACGTCCTTCATAGTAAAGTTCTTCGGTCTCAAAGTGTTTCATAAAATCATCAAATGCAGTAATAAATTGTTGTAGATCTTCGTTGTTCATGACCCAAATCCATTAACTGGAGGAGTGGGAGGTTGGGGATTCATCTTTACATCCTTAAACATTCCGTTTAGAATCTCATCACACATCGAATAGTGCTTACTATTCAGTGGTACACGATTCATTTGATAATACCTCACCGCATTGTAGATCATCTTTTGTTGCTCAAGTGTAAAATCCATGATTAAAAAGAAGGTGTGAAGTCATAACGCAATTGGACCTTTGACTGATCCATTTGCTCATAAAGACTATAGAGTTTATTATACAGTGCAGGAGCACTTCCATAGTCTTTGGCAATCACTTTCTCATCACTCACACTTAAAGTTTGAAGTGCAGAGAGAAGAATACCAATTTCATGTACATTCAGATTCATTTGTGTTTCAGTCATAATGTTTTTAATTTAGCAAGCACCTGCAATAGGATTACCAATCTGAGGAATCAGATTAAAATCAATCACCTCATAACCATAAGCAACACGATCATTCACTTCATTAAACATATCATTCTTACGAAGGAACTTCTTTGACGTGGTTTCAGTACCCTTGAATGATACAACACGCAAAAACCAATCACTCAAAAGAGTTCCATCCACAAACTTAACAGGATAATAATCAACAATGTTGTTGCTGGTGGTGCATTGGAGTTTCATGGTGTTCTCTTGATTACCTTGTTATTATAGGGCATTCAGCAGGCGATTGGGGAAGAACCGTGCCACTTGTGAAACTGGTACAGGGTTAATCTCATTCATGTACCTTTCATATAGTATCACTTCTTGTTCCCGTGCCTCTATCTCATGCGGTTGGTCCCAATACTCAATATCTTCCACATTAATGGAATTATAATATCTTTTACCACGCTTCGCACGAAGAGTACCAGTCACCCACTGTTGCAGATGTACCAATTCGTGCAACAGAGTTTTAATATACAACTCTTGGTCCAACCACGTGTCCATTTCAATCAGAAACTCACGAGGACGATAGGATTCACCTGTATAGTCACAGTATCCATAAACATTCTCACGCTTCAGTCCACGATGAACAATCTCAACGTAAATCTTGTGGCGGGGAAAGAACTGATTCAGAAACCAAGAGGTAACATCCTCACAGACCCGCTTGCGATAACCATATCCACTAATTTCAATGATAGATTGCATGACCAATGAAGAAACCAAATGAATGAACCAAGAAAAACTAATTTATCAGTTGTAGTCATAATCAACACCCAAACAGCAATGCACCTGCACCTGCTCCAAATAAAGACCAACCATTAGATTTATAGTTACGATAAGAATAATTGTAACTACCCGAAGAACGGTCACGACTATAATCTGAGTTGTACCTATACCCATTTCCACCTGATAGTGCTTCTGCTAATCCTGCCCCCAGCAATGCACCTGCTTCGGGGTTACAATTCCTAGCAGCATATCCTCCACCGCCCCCACAGGGCACCCTGGTGGTGCTCACGCCACCCTGAACAAAGTTACCATATTGGTCATAGTATCCAGGAAAGTATACCTCACCAACACAACTTTGATAGACTGTAACCTGCTGTGCCTGTACGGGTACAGAGAGAAATGTGAGTGGAATTAATAGAAGAAGTTTTTTCATTGTGCAGGAGGAAGTTTTGGAGCAGACATTTCTATAGTTTGTTTCTGTAAACCACGCATGAGACCATCAAGGGATTGTGCGATTGGACCAAATCCAATCGTTGCGGCAATGATACCAAAGATAGTTCCAGCAACAAAATTAATCATTTTGCGTACAAATAACCACCTGCCCAGTCAGCATTCTCAAGCAACCATTCACGATCTGTAATCAGACGCAGATCATAACGAACACCTTTAGCAGGAGACTTCCAAGAAGCAGACTTGTAGACTTCACCAGTCTTCTTATCCACAAAAGCATGAACAGAGCGAGAACCACCACCATCAATCAGAATGATTTTGTGATACTTTTTACCAGATTCGATAGTGTAATCAATCGAACAATCACCAGACTTCAGTTCATCAATCCTCTGTTGATGATAATCAACTTGAGTACCATGAATTGCAATACTACGTTGATGTCCACGAATGGCATAATCAGTGTAATTCTGTTTGAGAGCATCAATGAGAATATAACACCATTTGGTTACATTCAACTGAATGGTGTTCCTTGCGTCTTGCTGGGCAACGTAGTCGGCAAAGGTAGCAGTCATGGGTCGTTTGCTTATGGATCTATTGTAGGGCATCCAGGAGCGGTTTCCGTGCCTCCTGTGCCAGTTCATCAACTGTCTCTTGTGCGATGCGAATCGCGTCAGGATTCGTGTCCAGGGTGGTACAGTTCCTGTCCAAACCAAAAGCGGCAATAGCAGTGGTTCCAGATCCACAGAAGGGGTCCAGCACCCATCCATTCACGGGACATGACGACTTTATGATACGTTCTAACAGTTTCAGGGGTTTTTGTGTGGGATACTTACGCTTATTAGACTCACTTCGGGAGATAAAGTATACATCATCCCATAGATTCTGTACTGGAACACCCTTGGACTCATGAGAATAGATTTTTTTGTAGATGTTGTTGCTGCCGTAGTGCAGTAGACCCTGAGCGTCCATGGATTCCAATTTTTCCTTTGTTACACGAAACCCATACTGGGGATTGTATCCTTTGTACTCAAATCTTGCAGAAGGACGACTTTTTTCACCTGTTACTTTAGCCAGAGCATAATAACCAACCTCATCCTTATTCTTAAAACTATTCTCAGCATAAACTGGATCCAATGAGGTATATTCAACCTCAAAATATGGTTTACCTTTTTGAAGGACAATAATACTGTCTACAATATTGCCCCACCCATTCTTTAGATTATTCTTTGGTCCACTACGTTTCCATGAGATGTTAGTGTAAAATGCATCACGAACTTTAGCATTAACCTTAGACAATACTAAGGCATTACCAATAAAGTTATTGTGAGCATACAACCAACCATTCTTATTCAGTTTTGCAAAGGAATTGTTAATGACTTCGGCATACCAGTCAATATAATCATCAAACGAACTCCAGTTATCACTGAATCCTTTTTCTTGACCATCTTCCTCCTGCATGGTAAAGTCCCTCTGTAACCCAAAAGGGGGATCCATGTAAACAAGATCAAATGTTTGATTGATTGTATTCAGTTCTTCAACAGGTTTGTTCAGGATGTTAATTTCAGGCATCAGCAAACAGGGCGCTCAATGAATTCATTTTCACCTGGATCATACTCACCATCAATTTGACCCATAGCAATATATTCAATTTTATCATAAAACTCTTTTCTGGTCAACGATCCCAATTGAACTTTATCGTAAAATTTGCTCATAATTCTGGCAGTTTTAACAAATTGTTCATACATTCTTTCAAACCCATCTTTATGGTATTTGACGATCAAGGATGGATCATCTTTCTTAGAATATGTTTGAATGACGGGAACATATCCATCATCCATTGCATTTAGAACTTGGTTCCACCATTTAGGCGCATCTGCTTTTGCATTATCTGTGCAGACGACATATCCATAACGTCCATTATCGAGAAGACCACTACCATAATAGTTTTTAGTTGTAGCACAAATTGTTTCTCTTACCTCATCAGTAGATAAATTGCGAATTTTCTTTCCAACGTATTTTCCTGGTTGCAAAATTCTATTGGTAATTTGGGTCAGTTTACCCTCAGAAAAAACTTCATGCTGTTTTGTTTCTCTTAACCACAGTTCTATATGCATTTCATCCACTGGTGTTCCTGGACGATAAACATATCCATACCTTTTAACCCTATCCGCTGCAGCACGAACAACGCTATGCATTGTTGTCTTCTTCTGTGGATTTTTAAGATTGTTAATTACAAATCCAAAATCAGTTGCTGCTGCCCACAAATATTCTTCATCAATTCCAGTATATTCATAAACATCAACATACCATTTTTGTTGGTTTAATTTTTTTAATGCAGCAATTAAATGGTGGTGGTCAATAATATCATATTTTCCAAATTGATTAATAACAACTGCTGCAAGTTGTCCATCTTCATCATATCCACCTTCTAAAAGATTATTATAAATTTCATCCACAAGTTCCCAATGCATATCTTCGGAACGAGGATCATTCTTACTAAATTCTAAATCATCAACATTAACTTCAACTGTTGATGATTTTAATCTAAAATATGGAGATGATGGTCTCTGGCGTTCTTTTGCATATTTGCTAACTTTAGGGAGTTGAGTAGGAACAAATTTAATTTTTGCCATTTTTTGTCAGAATTCATTATTCATCATTATATAGCAGGTTGCCATCTTTTGTCAACAAAAAAGAGGGTCTGACCCCCCCCTTTATTATGAAATTGTAACAATCGAATCAATCTTCGTATACTCTACATTCACGTGCATTGGGATTTAATTCACAATACAGTTCTAATGGTGATGGATCGTGGGAGTCTTCGGGATGATTTGCTTTATATATTTCCAGTGCTGCTAGTTCTTCTTCTGTATGTCTTCTTGACTGTGGCGATATTGTTGGATTATTTAAAATCTCAACATCTTTTTGTATGTGTTGGTCTATGGTATCCATAAGACTTACTAAAATGTCGTAATATTTATTTAATAGTTAGTTGGTTTTGTTTGTACGGATACAGGATCACCCTTACCTTCAAGAGATCTCACCATAAGTTCGGTGAATTTTTCCATTTTTTCTGGTGCTACAGTGTGTGGACTATAATTAATTGCTTTTCTGAGGGCATTTAACTCATTCCATTCTTCTGTTGTGAGGTATTCTGTGCCTGTTCTGGATAGAGTCATGGTTCTCAAATGTGATTGTGTTGATTCTAACACGTATCTTCATTATTATGTAGAAACTTAATGATGTCTTCAGGATTGCTCAAAGTTTTTTGACTCTCTATCTTGATACTCAGTCCATAGTGCATTATGAACATCCATAAGTTCAGTAATCCAAAAACCAGCAGGATAAATGCCCAATTCATTCATCAATCCCCTATGAGAAGTTCCTCCACTTTCTGCCTTACACATAATGTAGCAGATTGCCTGAACCATATCATACTTATCCTCTTCGGAAAGCATATGATACTTCCCTACTGCTTTTTGAACTGATGCTTCGGATGCTTCTTGTAGATTTTTACAAGCATCAGAATCCCACCATTCTTGCAATACTTTACCAAATTCGTTTGGTTCAGTCATTAAAGAATGCTCCAAAGTCACCACTACTTCCCGGTCTGCGGTTCTCCAGTTTATCCAACAGAGAATCAGTACTCATTACAGATTCAATGCGATGAATCAAATCAGCAATCACACTACAAACCATTGGTCTTTCAGTTCTTGCTGCATAGGATAAGGCATTCCTCAGACTTGCTTCTGCTTCTTTCAGTGATTCTTCTACTTGTGCTCCCAGTGCCATTTCAATTCACCTTTTTAATCAGTTTAAACGAACCATCACCATTATCAATCCACTCAACTTGGTCACCTTCTTTTAAATCCGTTGCTTCTAACAAATCATCGGGGAATGTGATAAAGTATTCCATTTCATCAGTTTCTGCTACTTTAGTTTCTTCAACAGGAAGAACCCACTTGTTCACCTTACCCATTTTTGCTGAAGTTGCAGAATCGCACATTGCATCCAGTTCTTCTTCTGTGTATCGAAGTGCTTCCATATCACTATGTCCCCAAGGTGGCATAGACGGTTCTTCCCAGAAATCACTCCAAGATTTCTTACACTCTGGCGAAGAATCATCTTTATCACAAGTTAGATGCCCCACACCATTACCATTCAGAAGAGCAAGAAGTTCGTAGGCATTTTCTGTTTGTTTTTTATAGGTATAATAGTTGTCCTCAACAACACCTTTAATCACATCATAGATTTCTTGTGGTGTTGCATCTGTACTCATAGCATCATACAGAAAGTTCTCAAGTTGTCCAAGAGAGTATTTTTTGTAGTCAGTCATGGTTTTGAAGTTCCTCTTTGAGTGCTTGTTCCATAATAACCTGAATTTCGGCAGATGTCAAGTTGTTCAACCAGGACCATTTTGGATCTGCCTTGTCCCAATCCATGGTGAATGTACCATCAGCATTCTCTGTAATCTTAAGACTATCAATCTCTTGGTTTTGGTTTGTTGCACTCATTGCAGTAATATGAAAAGTTTGATTTAAAGTATTTTACTATTTGGTAGTGATCTTTGTCTAGTGGTTTCTCTTCACCACATTTAACGCACTTTCGTAGTTCCGATACCTGAGTTTCCCCAGATGCGACGTTCTTTCTTACGCAGTTTCTTAAGGTCTCTGTAAAGTTCCTTGATTTCTTGATAAGCTTGTTCTGGAGTGATTTTATTTGTGATTTCAAGTCCTGCAATGAGGGCACATTTATCACCAAACCTTGCGAGTGCTCGTTCGTATTGAGAAAGATTTTCATACATTATTTTTCAAGTCCATAGTTGTTAAGATTATAAGTCACTGGATGAATATTGTCAATCTGTGCTTGTAGTCTGTTTTCAACTTCATACAGGCAATTAGTTGTACTAATATTCTCCTTTTCCAGTTTTGTGATGCGTTCTTCTAGTCTTACAACTTCTTTTGCAAGTGAAGCGCATAGCCCAGCAAGACTATGTTTGTCTCCATTAGTATCAGTAACTAAAAGTTCATAAGTTTCAGGTTTTTGATAATCTTTAACAACTCTGTTAAACCAGTTAAACATTAAACTACTCCGATTTCTTTAAGATATGCTTGGTATCTCGTAAAACCACCAATTCTTATTGGTCTATTTAAGCTTTCACAACAACGGCAATATGATAGAAACTCATACCAAGGTGCAGTGGGATCGGTGTCACTCATACTTATACCCGATTTTATAATCTTTTTTGTTAAGTTTATAACGTGAGATGTGCTTCTTCATATGGTCCTCAGACTGAAAGTAGCACTTGCGCGTCTCTTTGCCATCCTTATGAACCAGTTTCCAAGGAAACTCATTGAAAGGATACTCTTCCTCATAGTTCATTCTGTTTCTCCGTAAAGTTTTGATTCACAAGCATCGTAACCAACTTGGAATGCAGATCTCAACCATTTTACCATACTTTGACTGTCTTTGCTTGCCTTTGCATAATCAAAGTCATCCCAGAACCTTTCATAACGGAAAGAAAATCCTTCCATCTCCTCAAACCAAGCATCAAACTGCTTCTTAATCTCAATACGACGATTATTTCGTTCTTCTAGGTATTCAAGTTTATCCGGTGCAGGTGCTTCACCTAACCAATCTTCCAGTGTGCTAGGGTCAATCGTGTCACTCATCGTCTTCCTCCTCACACCAGTTCTTCAACTCTTCCATAACTTCATCAAGTGAATAAGTTCTTACTTTACCCGTATCTATATCATCTACCATCTGCATAAGATATTCAAGGAACTCTTTGGGATAAACTTCATCTTCTCCAAGAGTTGCCCAGAACCATTCAATACATTCTGCTTCTGGGTCTTCTACTGTTCTGGGCAAATCATAATTCTCATAGTTGCTACCCATCAAGTCTGCCCAGATACGGAAAGCATCACCAATAGTCTGCCATCCAGTCATCCAGCAGTGCCCGATATGATACTCCCACCAGTTGAGTTTTGTTTTCTCTTTGTCTGTTGCTAATACTGGTTTAGAAATCATAATTTCTCCACATAAACATCACTGATGGTAATACTCTTACACTTATAATAAGTTGTAAGTTGTTCGGCAGTCATCTCACTTTCAACTAAAATTTGAATACTCACAGTCGCATCATCTACAAGACTTGAAAGAACCACAGCAAATTTATTCATCCGTAACACATACTCTCTAAGTATCCTATGATTTTACTCATAGATTGCTCATCTGTCAACCTTTCCGCAGGACAGAACCCCAAGTGGTTGTTGTGAGTATTTAACCACCAAATCATTTGTTCGTCACCTCTCTCTTGGTCATCAGGCAATCCAAGCATATCATAAAGAACCACATACATTCTCAACAGTTGTGTTGGGTCAATATCACCCAGAGGCATATGAAGAATATTTGCTGCTTTTTGGGCTGCATTTTTTAGGAGTTCTTCTGCGTCAGTCATTTCAGTTCTCTTTTTTGATAATGTCCATAATACCCATAGGTGGTTCTACAATTGTTTTTGGAATTGGTTTATCTGGTTTTGATTTTGGTTTTTCTGTTTCTTTGTAATAGAGTTTAGCATCAGTTTTATCAAAGTTTTTATGCTTTACACCACCACCACGATTACGAGATTTCCAATTTACATTTCTAGCCTTTTTAGTTGAAAGTTTGGTGAGAGTAATTTCATTTTCAATTACTTTTTTATCCCACCAGATTACCCACGGATGATTAAACACACTTTCATCAGCAACATCATAAATATGAAAAATAACTTCTAAACCATTTATTTCTAATGGTGCTCCACCAATTAAATTATCAATATATTCTCCGGGAATATTAAGAACCGCAAAAGCATCTGTATATTCTAATTTATATCTGTATAGAGTAGTTGTAATTTTTTCAGTCATTAGAGTGCATCCACCTCATCAGCAATCTCACGCAACTTATCTATAGGACATTCCAATTCACCCAAATCCGTGCATAATCTATCAGCAACCTCACGGATAACGCAAGCAATCAACTTCTGCCTATCCTTACTTTTTGGTCTTAATGTGTAGGGCAAAGTTGCTTCCAAAATCTGCTCTGCTCTAATAGTCATTTTCTTTATTTCAAGTTTAGTTTCAGGGCATTTAGTTCCAGGAGTTGGAAAAGGTATGCGAAAGCTTTCTTCACCATCTGTAAAGAAAATCATATCAGTCATCGCAACATCCCCTTCATTTTACGCAAACAATGATTGAAACCTTCTGTCGCATCAATCGCAAAAGTATTTTGACTTCCTTCTGCAGATTGTTCTTTCGGCAACCATTTCTCTACCAAATCCACAATCTCATCACAACAATCAATAGAATATCCAAGTTCATTCCTCATCATATTCCAAAGTTTTTGAGATTTATATTTCTCTACCAACCTATCAATAACATCATCCATAGGTTTTGGTTCTTCTTGTTGAAACATAGTGTATAAAAATACTTTGATGGTTCGTCCATCATCCTGCAAACTTACCTTAACATTAGAGCACCCATAATGAACAAACTCTCGTCCATCATTACCAATAACTTCAACACGAGTTACATCTGGATAGTTCTTTAGAAAGTCTCCGTTTGGTTGTTGTATGTCTTCAGTCATTTGTGATTTTAGCATAAGTGCTCGGATTTTCTCCTTACCATACTCTGTGAGTTCTTGCTTATTATATCGCAGTTCTTCTACTTCTTGTGGTGTGAGATTGAGCCACGGAGCATCATCAGGTTCTGGTAGATTGTTAGTCATTACCAACTCTCCCAAGTGAAACCAAACAATTCAAAACAAAATCCCCCCTTCCAACACCAGAAGAGAATATCAATCAAATGATTGTTTCCAAGTGAGATTTGAAGATAAGGACCAGCAGGATACTCACTCCAATCAAAACTTAATTGAATAAAAGACCTTCTTTTACCTTTGAGTAGAGTGAATACGTGCTCCATACCATAATCTTGTCTTTTGTAGTAATTAAAGAGTTTCATTCTTTTGCCTCCTTCTTTTTCATAAAAAATTCAATAACTCCTTCAACAAATCCAATAGTAAAAAGAATAATAGGAAGAGATAATACTTGCTCCCAAGTCCAATCAATTACTCCTGTGAGTTTTAGAACGATAAAACATATTCCAGCAATATCAAGAATACCAAGTTTCATTTTGCCTCCCAGTTGTTTCTCATTATAGCACAATTACCATAACTTCTTTCAGCAGAACAAGTAGTATAAGAACAGGTAGTTCCATTCACATAATCAACAATCTTCTTACGATTTGGATGAAAGCACTTTTGTAGAGTAGGAAATCCAAAGATACGAGAACTTATCCAATCAAAGACACCATCATAATCTTTGTAGTGCTTACAATTACGGCAAGTTTTTATTTCAGTCATTTTGAACAGTGTAGAAAGTATTTGTAGTCGGCAAAACCATTACCCCAACGCACCACATCACATCCTTTATAAGTATCCACCACCTCAAAGTTTGATTTGGGGGCATCTGGTTGTTGTGGTTCTGGTTTTACCATATAAAATGCAAGAATGACAGTAGAAGCACCAATAATCACACCAATAGTTAGTGTCTTGTAGTATTCAAAATTACTCATTTTTGCTTCTTCACGAATGTATCAAGTTTATCATAGTGTTTTGTAATGTGTTGTATCTTATATAACACATCATCAGCACCATCACCATACATACAGGCAAGATTTTCTGCCTCTGATTGAATGATAAGTTTGATTTGTTGAATGTCTTTTTCAGTCATTTTGCCTCCAGATTTTCAATCCTATTCATAAGTTCTGTAAGAATATGAATAAGAGAACGATAATCAATACTTTCTACATCATCACCATTCTCCATATCAATATAATTGGTATAGAGAAGTTCTTGTGTAAGATTTCTTTCAGTCATTTTTCCCAAGCATAAGATTTAACCAGTTCCATATCCTTTTCCAGAGTTTCTACTCTGCTTTTGAGTTCTTGATTTTCCACATACAAGTCCTCCAAGATACTTGTGAGATGATAAAAATTTACAGAACCAGTTTCATAAGGTCCTTCTTCAATCAGTTGTGAAAAGATTTCCTGCCATTTGAGTGGATTAAATTCAGTCATTTTTATTCAGGTGTTGGAAAGTTTCTACAATAGTGCCGATAATCATAATCAGAGCAAACACTAACACGGGAGAATATGCAAGTAAAATATAGTAAGTGTCAGTCATTCTCCTATCCTCAACTTGCGTTCTTCTGATTTTGATGGTTGATACCAATCATCATAAGGATAGATGTATTCTGCCATCCAACCATAAGATAGTGCTTCCCAGAACTCACCATATCCCCACTTATCCCCAGCATCATAGCAATCAAGGATATACAGGATATTACCAAATCCATCAAGGAAGTCTTCCCATTTACTTTCTCTAAGTCTCATTTTCCCTCCAGTTCATCAAGAACACCAGCAGCATAACCACCAAAGTCAATCTCACAACCTTCCTCACAATAACCAGGCAGAGCATCAATCAGGTAATCATCAAATCCAAGAAATACCTGAATTGCTCTGCGTTTGTCGTGTTCTGTGATTGTAGTATGAGGAGAAGCAATAACCTTGGTTACAATCTCAAAGAGTTCATCAAGGTTAGTCATTTCTTTTCTCCCATTTGCATATAAACACAATCAGTAAATCGTTCCCATTCTTGTGGTGAGAAGTTATCTGATGCATAAGGAATACCAACCAGTTTAGCACAATACTTTGCAACGGGAACAGGAACAGACACAGATTGATATTCTGTTATTGGTAGATTCAGTGCAGCAGTAAGAGCAAGAGCAGTAATCATTGTCGGATAGGAAGTTCTGGGACAGGAGGTGGGGGAGTTACAGGTTGCTGAACCACTTGGACAGGGGGAGTAACAGGTTGCTGAACCACAGGAGCAACTTCTGGTTTCTTTACTTCTAGTTGTTTTTTCAGGTCTTCAATAATTGCCTGTTGCTTTTGAGTGTTCTCTTGTTGATTATCAAACACCTTATATGCAGTCACGGAAGTCACTGCGATTGTGCTCAGTGCTGCGATTGTGGATACTATTGTGCTAAATCGACTCATTGATAACTATCTCCAGATTGGTGGGAAAAATCAAATACTTCACTTACAGTCAGCATTACTGCATCTGTAATCGCATCTACAATTTGTTCTTCTGTTGGATTCTCAACCCGTTTGAATGCCCTTCGGTATCCAATAAGTGCTCCTTCTTCTACTGCTCGTTGAAGAATTGCATATGTGTTTGGTTTCATTCAATTACCTCCCAGTGTGCGTCAGATTTATCACCAAAACGATTAGTTCCAGTGCGAGTGCTGACCCAGAAGAAGTATTTACGATTTTCGGAAGCAAGAAACAACTCACCACCAGTATCCTGTTCCACAACACACACAGGATTACCATCCATACTGTTAGCAAGACGGTTCTTTGCCTTGCTGGATTTAGGTTTGACTGTGACTTTTTTCATTTCAGTTCCGCAATAGTTTCAACATCCCATCCTGGAATTACACTACACATCCATTCCATATGTTCGTCAAACTCAGAATCTTCCAGTTCAAGAACTCCATTAATACGTTCTCTTACTGCGAGTGCTTCTTCTTTTGTATCAAATTTTAAAAGACAAGTTTGTGTTTCTGTAACTAAAACATTGTAAGTCATCAGTCGTTTGTGTGTATGAATGTATTATAGGGCGTTTAGGGGGTCTTTGGAACCCCTCTTGTGCCAGTTCTACAAGTGTTCTTCAATTACATCTGCGATTTGTTCAAAGGTGCTTCCAGTATCATTAAGTTCCGCAAGAGTACCAATTTCATCATTAACAAGAGGATTACTGTCTGCAATACCCGACCATTCTACCACAGAAGAGGGAGGAATAAAACTATGGTTTTCATAAAAATAATCATCAACTTCATTATGTTGCCATTCTACATTGTTCTCTTTAATATAAAGATCACAAAGAACACCTAGGCAACAGAATCTATCTTCTGTGCGAAGACGTTTTTGAGTTTGCTGGTAATCACCAGACCGAAGGGCACTAACCCATTTCTGTTTGATTTGAGGATTCATAAAAGTTTCAGGTGGTTATGAAGTCATTATGGGGCATCCACAGGGGGATTGGTGGGGTCTTGTGTCAGTTGTTCAGGTGTCACATCTTTTATCCTCAATTTTGACAAATACTGACTACAAGAAACCCAAATATGAGTACTCACAGGAATATATCCAAGTTCTTTATATTTGGTTTGCCAATATTCAAATTTTTCCCAATTAACGGAACTCAATATCACGAAATCTCATTTTACTGTACCGTGTAGAGGACAATCACCATTCACCCACTTTTTATGATTGGGCATCTCTTGGTTATCAAGGATGGGGCACTTACAACCCTCTGCATATGCTTCGTCTGAACCAGGAACTAAATCACCCCAAGACTTATATTGCTCTGGAAGAACTTCATCATCCTTCCCATACAGTTCAGGAAGAACCTCAGCAAGTTTTGCTTTCAACTCACGAATTTCTGCTTCCAGTTTCTTGATTTCTTCGTCTTGTTGCTTATCATACTCCCCAATCTTTTTGTGATAATCTTCTGCAAGAATGAGTTCATACTCATCAGCAATCTTCTTCATATCCTTTTCATTATTACTGTCGTTGAAAGCAGTACGACAAGCAGCATCCATAATGCTATACTCAGCAAATCCAATAGCACGAAGAAATCCCTTGAAGAGTTCAAAATGCTGCCACACATTCAAGTCATGTGCTGGTGCTTCAATCGTGATGGTTTGCTTATCTACGATTTCAGGAAAATACTTGTTGTTAGATGTTTCGGTGTCGTTGATGTAGGATAACCGAACGGTTGCGTTATACATTTGGATTTTTGTGTATGTAAGTATTATAAGGCATCTGGTGGGGAATTGGAACCCCCCTGTGCCAGTTCGTTTTCTGTCCTTTTTCGCTTGAAATACTCATTATAATACTTCTGCTTCATAGTTTGAATATACTCATACTCCTCTGGTTCATCCAAGCAATCCAAGATATAAGAAACGCCCTCTAATTCTCCAATTAGACGGGCGATAGTGACTGCTGATTGTGGATCAACGTTCCACTTAGACTTCATAATATGCTGAAATTACTTTGTCGTCCCATGCACTCGGCAATTGGTGCTCTCGTGCTTTCATGTGATTTAAACCTGAAACTGGAAGTTCCATAAGTTCTGGGTCGTGCAGTACTCCATCCAACTGCTTTCTTTCGTTTTCTGTATGCGGGAATCTAAATGCTCCGTTATGCCATCCTTCTGTATTTCTGTGAGTTCTAGACATAATGTTTGTGACTAAACACAATAGTAATTATATCACTTTTTGAATTTTTTTTCAAGTTGCTTCGCAATTCGTAATGCATTTTTCCACATCAACCATTTCACAATTGGATTAGCAGGATTATGAAGCAACCACCATTTGGTTCTCTCATACCTCACTCTTACAATTTTTGAGACCAGTACAACAGCATATGCTACACTATCATCCGTTGCCACAAGGTAGAAGACGAAGATAAAGATGCCAAACCAAAAGTAGTAGGAACTCATCCAAACTCCTCCCGTCTTCTTTTGTTGAGATACTCAAGAACCTCATCTTTCCACTCAATCAGTTCATTAAAGCACTTTTGATTGTGAGCACACTGACGAAGTTCTGTATCTGCCTTGAGAATACTTTCAGTAACCAGTGTCAGTGCTCGGTTACGTTTTTCTGCTTTGTCCATCAAAAAAATGTGAGTGTACTATTTAATCAAGTTTACAGGAATGCTTCTAGCGATGATGCTCCTGAATTCCTTTTCTTTGGTTTGGGTTTAATTACCTTGGATGCCTTGATCTGTTTGTTAATATAGGACTTGGCAGTCACAAGAGTTCCTGCTACGTGAACTTGTTCTCCGTTGTGAATAATCATAAACTGTTTACCAAATGGAACTGCTGCCCACATTCCATCCTTAGTCACATAACCAGCAGGATTTGATGGTGTATTATTCAGCAGTCCATAGTTAGGAATGAATGGTAGACTCATCCTACGATCACGTTCACACCAACTACCTGTGCAGATGGATTACGTGCCAGAGCAGTCCGCCGTGCATCTTGTGGGTCACGTGCTTCGACAATTTCATAGAACACTTTACCAGCAACGTAGAGTTCGACTTTGCATTTCATTGAAGGAAACCTCTTTGGTTATGAGTGTATTATAGGGCATAATCGGAAAAAATCCGACTATGGTGTGCCAGTTCAGCGATTGATCGTGCTGAAGGCAACCTCACCTTGGTTGAAGATGATATCCACGACGTTCTGGACCTTCTGGGCAGTGCCCGTAGATGCCTTGTCGAAGGTCGGGCAGATGACCAGACCATAGGATTTGGTGTAGGACTCCAGAGCGCCTGCTACAAGGGCACCAGAGCGGATCCCAGCAGCGTCCTGGGGATGCAGACGCAGGGTACGACCAACGGTCTGCCCGATGCCTACGATGTCCATAGAACGCATAAAGACGACTGCCTCCAGAGCAGAGATGTTGATACCCTCGGCAAGAATAGAGTGATGAAGAACCACAAATTTCTTGTCTGCATCCTTGCCCCAATCGTTGAGAGTATCGAAGAACACCTCACGGTTGACCTTCTCACCGTCAATAAATGCACCGTGCTTAGACGTAATGTGCATCACAGAATAACCTTGTTCCTCCAGTTGTTCGGCAAAATCAGTCTCAGACAGCAGACCGATGATGTGCTTGGTTGCCTTCGCACAAATCAGAATCTTATCCACAGGATTATCCTGAATAGTCTGAAGCAGATACTCACAATCACGTTGAGCAATATCCTCACCCCTCACAGAGAGACGCATTTGAGTAGCAATCACCTTAGGGGGAATGATATAACCATTCTGCACCAGTTCAGGAGCAGGAACTTTAGCGATGATTTGACCATAAACTTCAGTATCATTCATGCCTGCCTTACCAATTACATTGCTGTACTTGGGAGTCGCAGTAAAGAAATAGCAACGATTTGCTTCCTGTGAGAAATACTCTACGGCAGGAAAGAAGTGACGTTGAATAGAGTTGTGTGCCTCGTCAAAGTAAATCGTATCCACTTTAATCTCAGCACGTTGCAGTTGCTGCAGAGAGTTGTAGGTGGTGAAGATCAGTTTGTGACCAGGAATGGTATTCGCAAACCAGGCAATATCACTGGGTTTGGTAGAAGAATAGTGATGAGTCTCACCACTATGAACGTGCATCACAGCAGCATTCGTGATAAACTCAAGGTACTCGGCAGACAACTGCTCTGCCAGGAGGATGCGCGGGGAGACCACTACGATGGTTTTGGGGGCATCAGATAGAAACTGATTGATAGCATCAAAGATACCCACGTTGGTCTTACCACCACCCGTAGGAAACACACAGATGCCCTTAGAATGCTGTTGCAGGGCATCCAGAGCATCTTGCTGGTGGGGACGAAGTTGAATCACGTTCTCCATTGCGTATGAAACTATTATAGCAGAAAACCGCCCCTGGTGCTACCCAGTGGACGGTTCTAGAAGTGTCTGCTCAACCCCAACAAAGGTACTCTAGCAGTATTGGAGAGTTACGTCAAGTTTTAATGAAAATCAGTCCAACCAGTACCAACATATCCCTGGAATTTACTTGTAGAAGAATTATAGATTATTGCACCATTAGTAACATAAGTTGGAGTAATTGCGTTTCTTTGAGTTGTTGTTAATGATGGTGGATAGAATACACCTCTCAATGATGCCGAAATACTTGCAAGTCTCATATCCAATGAACTAATTGGTGCTAAGGAACCAATACCAATTAATCCGTATCCACTTGTTATTATATCAGCATCTTCAATTCTAATTCCACCACCACCTATGATTTGAAGAGACCCTGTTGGATAATCTGGGTCAACGATAAATCCAGATGAATCTGTTGGAGTTATAGCAACAGTTCCACCCAGTAAAGTGTTACCAACAACATGTACAGAGGCTCCAGTGCTGTCCAAAATAGCAGTAGATGGTGTTCCAACTCCAATTTTACCAATAAGTTCAGATTTGCCCCTAGCATCAATCTCAACAATTGGGGCAGCAGTACCAATACCAATTGAAGATGCAGCAGAAATTAATACATTCGCTAAAGTAGAAACTCCAGTAGTTACATTTAAATTGATATTGGAAAGAACGCTATTTGTAAGTCCTCCAAGAACAGTTCTATTTGCACCAGATACAAGAGTTATTGTTCCTTTAGTTTCAAAATTTCCACCAACATAGGAGTTAGTTGTAACTGTGGATGTTCCAACTACGTGTAAAGTATTACTTGGATTTGTAATACCTATACCAAAATTACCAGTATATGTTAAAGATGCTAATTCAGTATTAGTTTGACCATATACCCAGGCAAACCTACCAGTTCCTACACCAGATGAACCACCGTGTAGAATGGTATTGATATTTCCAGTATCATTATTGATGATATCAAAAGTCTTATTGGAATTTCCAAATCTTAAGAGTGCAGTACTATTTCCAACTCCAGTAACCTGCCCAATACTAATTCTAGATTGTCCAGAATCGGCAATAACTTCTAATAGAGAACCAGAAGTCTTTCTAATTTGAATTTCTGACGATGGGAGCGCAGTTCCTACACCAATTCTTCCTGCATCTAGTGCGGCAAATGCGGTTCCACCAGTTCCAACATGTAGAGTTTTTGCTACTGTAGTAATACCAGATGGTGCTGCCGTAACTTCAATGGTATCCACAACAAGTTTTGTTGCAGATACAATTCCTACAGTAATATTTGGAGTTCCCGTTAGACTTTGTGCAGTACTTGCTGTTCCAACTAGATTGCCTGTTACATTTCCAGTTACATTTCCCGTTACGTTTCCAGTTACATTACCTGTTACGTTTCCTGTTACATTACCAGTAACAGTTCCAATAAATCCACCAGTTGCCGTAGCAATACCAGTAATACTAATTGAATCGGCAAATAATGTTCCAGTTAAAGTAGCACCAATAGCAATGGTTTCAATCTTTTTAGATCCACCATAATAAAGTTTTACTGAACCTGCAGCTCCATTATTAAATACTGCAGAAGTATTCAGTGTGCTTCCAATAGAAACAGAATTCGCATATCCTGCATTAATAGCAATATCCGCACCACCAGTAACACTAATAGTATTGATACCAGTAACACTAATATTATTACTAGCAGTTAGTGCTAGATTATTAGAAGCCGAAATAATACCAGAATTTGATGTTGAATTATAGAATACTTGTAGATCTGCATCATCACCAAAATAAACTACATCATTATCACCAAAGTATGCCGAACTTTGGAACGTAGCAACTCCACTCACATTTATTTGTGATATGAAAAGTTGAGATGCAGTAATAATTCCAGTTACTTTAATGTCACCAGTTGAATTAAATCCAACACCATAATTGGTATTGGGATTTCCACCAACTTGGAAAGTATAATATGGATATACCGTCGCAACTCCAACATTACCAGCTGCATAAATGCTTGTATAACCAAATCCAGAATCAACGTCTATCCATTGTGAGGTTGGTAAGTTGATAAGTTTTCCGCCATCACCATAATAAGTTACAATTCCTGTTGATGAGGTTATAACTCCAGATCTTATAGTAGCAGTTCCATCAGTTAGTGCCGTAAAGGTTCCAATTCCGTTTATACTTAAATATTTCGCAATAATTTGATTACTAACCTTTGCATTTCCATAAACATCTAGAAATTCGGTTGGAACTGTGGTCCCAATTCCAACCAAACCATTTGCATTTACAATAAAATTGTCATTATCAACTTGAACTCCATTCCTGAAATTAAATGACTTATTATAATTTGCCATCTTTTGAGTCTATTTTTAGTTATTTATCGTTCAGTTTTTGTTGAAGTTCGTCAACTTTTCCTGATAGTTCTTTAACTGCCTCAATAAGGAGTGGAATAATCTTATCATAATGAACAGCAAGATAACCATTATCTCTGGTTGTGACTACTTCTGGAAGAACTTCTAGAACTTCCTGTGCGATCACACCTGCCTCTGTTCCTTCCTTACCAGATTTCTCATTCCAATCAAATGTATTACCACTGATTGAAAGTACCTTATCAAGAGCATTAGGAATTGGGGTGATATTATTCTTCAATCTTTGGTCAGAAGTATAGAATGCCGTGATATCACCAGTTACGGTTAATTCACCAGAAATTGCTACACCAGTAGTAGTTGTTTGTAGTATATTTGTATTATTATAATAAAGATTTACTGCTCCATCGGCAGTAGCAACAATCATATCTTCACCAGTATATTTCTGAATATTAACAGTACCATTTCCACGAATGTATAATGCACCAGTTCCAGTATCATCAATAAATGAGTTAGATCCATTATGATAAATTTGTAGATCATTACTATCACCTAGATTTAGTGTATCATTATCACCAAGATAGACATTACTCTGGAAAGTAGTATTACCAGAAACAACTAATATATCATCAATTGTTGTTGTACCACCAGCAGAATCAATCGTTAGATTACCAGTAGAGGTATCAATTTCATTATCACCAGCAATACCGATTCTTATATTATCAATCGTTGCTCCACCATTCACACCTAGTAGACCAGTGAATGTGCTAGTACCACCAACATTTAAGTTCTTCTCAATACCAACACCACCTTCAACAATCAGTGCTCCAGTATCTTTGGTTGTTGATTGAGTTGTTCCATTAATAATGGTATCACCACCAACATTGAGTCTCTTTTCAATACCAACACCACCTTCAACAACTAGAACACCAGTATCTTTAGATGTAGATTCTGTAGTTCCAACAAGTTTAGTATCTCCACCAACATTGAGTCTTCTTTCAATACCAACACCACCAGTTACTGTAAGTGCTCCAGTTACATAACTTGTTGATTCTGTTGTATTAGTAACCCTGAGTTGTGCAGTAACATTTGTCGTATCATTAATCTTAACTTCCTTGTTAAATGTAACAGGTCCATTAAACTGTGAAAGGACCGTACTAGAGTTTCCACCTTCAACAACAAGTCTTTCTTTAATTGTAACTTCATCAAATACAACGCTCAAACGATTTGGATCTTCTCCAGTAATTGTTGGTTTTGGAATATCATAGGATACAATCTGTCCACTTGAAGCAGAAGTTTTAGTATTTCCATTGAATTGATCGCCTTTGTTGTTCATACCAGTATAAACAACAACACCACCAGATCTTTCTTGTGACTGAACGAGGAATTCTTCTCTTTCGGTTAGAGTTGTAACTTGAATTTGTGGTAGACCAGTTGAATAGTTACCAGGACCATATCCAAGATATTCAAAAGTATGTCCCGATGCTCTAACAATAGAAGGTCTTCTAAACTCAATAGAAATTGGTTTAATCTTTTTAATTAATGACCCATTATCATGAGATTCTTGTCTTGTCGCAAGAGCACCACGAATGACTGTAAGTTCATCATTAAAAGTACCACCAAGAGTGCTACTTACAACTCTCATAATTTCTTCATCAATTTGGATATAAGATCCAAGTGGGAATCTCTTCACAATTCCAGCAGCACTAATAGGACTTGAAACTCTAATTTGAGTGGTGCTGGTGAATGAAACAACTGTTAAATGCTCTTCATCAAAAAATGGAACGGATCTTATTCCCAAGTTTTCTATCGAAGAATCAGAGACTCCACTATTTGCCGATAGTCCGTGCTTGAGAATATGTCCACTAGATGCAGATAGTGTTTTATTTGTAATTGCAGTGAAGGTGTTAATTCCAACTCTTGCATTTACAATGTAGTCTCCAAGATTATTATTGGTGGAATTAATAACTCTGAATCTATTTCCTGCAACCAATCCGTGAGGAGAAGAGCAGATGAATGTGGTAATTCCTGAGGTAGAATCAACAGCAGTATTAGAGGAAACTCTAACAGAAGGTCCAACTACAAGTGCATATTGGTCTGTAATAACATCTGGATCTCCTGCTGTTTTAGCAATCGCAATTTGATTTTTAGCAGGAACTGATGTGATTCTGTAGTAACCATCAGAGGTTGTACCTGCTCCAGTAAATTGAACAACATTACCAACTGCTGTTGAGATACCAGCAGTAACAATATTAAATCTAGCGGCACCATTACCAGTACCGACTACAGAAGAATCAAAGTATAATGCACCAGCAGAATAACCAGAACCAGAGGAAACAATATCTGCCGAAAGTATTGCTCCACCAGATACAACAACCTTTGCAGTTGCACCCTGCCAGGTCCCAGTTTGAGAACCATTTAGAATTTTGACATTCTGATATGTACCATTAGTATAAGTAGCGCCAGCAGTTAGAGTGCTGTAGGTTACAATACCAGAAAGTCCGTGCTCTCTAGCAAAGGTGATTGTCGCACTTGACGTGGAACTAGAGACAGAAGATACATCAAGACCAACACCCATAGATGTAAGCAGAGTGTCAGTTGATTCTTTTGTAATACTCCTCTTAAGATCATTTGTTACAACTTCACCAAGAGGAAATCTCTTTGCAAATGACTTAGCAGAGGTTGGATTGTCGTTAATATTATCTCTATCCAACTGTGGATACAGATTAACAACGTTTTGACTATATTTCAGATTTGTAAATTCTGTTGGAATTGCACTGTTAGCACTTAAAGTATAGATGTAGTAAACACCATCTTGAATACCTTCAATATATTCAGAGATTACTTCATTTCTATAAACATAAAGATTGGATTGTAAATCATTTCTTTCAAATCTTGGAAGTGAAGTTGTTCTAGTAGCAGTATTATTCGTAAATGTGGTTCCAGGAGTTGTAGTTGTTGTATATGTAAAGGTCATATCATCAACAACAGATGCAACTGTAAAGGTTCCGTTGTAACCAAGATTATCAGCACCAGTAGTATTAGTACTGTCTGTTACATTCTTAATAAGAACAGTATCTCCGACTTGGAGATTATGTGGAAGTTCCGAAATAATTGTTACTGTAGAAGAAGCTCTACTACATTTTGCAATGAAACTTAGATTTTTATTATAATCATAGTCTGATGATGTAAGAGTAGAAAGATTGAAGTCAGTATCACTACGAACACCAGTTGTGCTAGATTGTTGAATAATGAATCCGTTTTCTGGATTTTTTCCATTTGGTAATTCTTTTGGAATTACAACTCTTACTTTATAAAGTTTCTCATCCAAACTTCTGGTATCTGCAATCCTTTTAGTATAAGAAGGTTCGGTTCTTACAGTTAATTCAGAAACGCCAAAAGTATTCAATGCAGTATAGATTGCACTACCAGAATTTGTATTGATATACCACTGATTATTTGTAGAATCATATTGTACGGGACTTCCAATATCTCCAGCAATCTTATCAGATACTCTACTTAAAATCTTAAGATTGGTTCCGCCATAAACAGTAATCGCAGTACCAGTCGTTGCATTGGATGCAGAAGATGCTAACTTAATTTGAGTAGATGAAACTCTAATTGCATAGTAGATAGTATTTTCTACAATATTTTCTGGTAGGTCGCCATCATTACTCAAAATGATAACCTTTTCACCAGTTTGAATTGTGTGAGTGGGAAGTGTGAAAATATTTGAAGCTGGTGCAGATGCCGAATATTCTTTTACACTACTCGTAACACCATCCGACATTAAAATATTTGCCGAATATTCATCTCCGTGGGCAGTGAAGTATAACTTATCACTTACTTGTGCTCCGATTCTATATCCTTGTGTAAGAATTGGTGGAACATCATCTTCAGAAGTAAATCCAAAGAGATATAATCGTGAATTATTCGCAATAGAAGTTGTGACACCAACATCCAATGAAATCCAATCAATCTTATTTTCTTCTGCTACAATTGCTCTTGGAGCAATGATAGAAGTAATGAAGGCTTTGTTGTCCTTATCAAATGCATCTTTCTTAAATCCAGTAGCATTAATTGAAATCTGTCCAAAGTTTGAGTTTGAGTTTGTAATACTCAAGTCTCCACCTGATTCAGAATCAAAGTGCTTATTAAATCCAATCGCAAAGACGGATACAATTTGAATAAATGAGTCATTAGTTGCCTTAATATGACTTGGTTCCCATCCTCTTCTATAAATTGATAGTGGGTCTAAATGATAGACTGTACCAAGAGAAGAAGATTGTGATGATAAGGTAGCACCTGCAACTTTAGATATAGCAATATTATCAGAATAATTTCTATTTGTTTCATTATATTTTACAAATGCACGGTCATCTTTCTGTAGAGAAACACCCGTGAATTGTGCGACAACCATCGAACGGAAACCTGATGCCTTGCTACCATCAGCAAGCATTCCATTCATACCATAAACGGAACGTAATGAGATGTTAAAGATATATGGTGATGCACCAGATACAGTATCAGTCTCAATAACTACAGTCGCGCCAGATGCACTTCCTGGTGTGATTAGATTGGGTGGAAAACTTGAAAGTACGTATGTAAATACTGTTGGGTCAGTAAAACTAATACTTTGAACTGTTGTTGAGATATTATAAGTTGATGGTGAAACTCCCCTAATCTTAATTGGAGTTCCTTCTGTAAGTTGATGAGGTACTGCAGTTCTAACAGTAACTTGATTATTCGCAGTTCCACCAGAACCAGATTCAATAGTAGAAATAGCAATAGGATCTGACGCAAATGCTCCAACAATTTCCCATTCAGGTCTTTGCTTCTCAAACCCAAGAGGAGATGCTGGATACTTATCATCAATATCTCTACCAGATGCAAGATTAAATGCATTGGAGAGTTTTGCATAATACATATCCAAGTCAGTGAGTGGATATGAACTTACTTTGTTTACACCATCTGCATACTCAAAACAGGTGAGTTTGTGGTGAGAGAATGTTGCTTCTGATTGATTATTAACAGAGAAATCTACTGGGTCAGTGTAGACTAATCCAGTACCATCAAAGAAACAGAACTGCCAAAAGTAGCAGGCACCAGTAATTCTAAAGATTGCCGAGTTAGCAACATTAGAATCTGTTGGGTTAGGAACATACTTTGGACGCAGTTTGGTTTTTCTTAAGTCAAGACCAATAATAGAAGTACCTCTGGGTACAACAACACCACCATTAACACTGTTAAACTTATAGAGAATATTATCTTCTTGTGTTAGATCAAAATTTGAATCAAGTGTGAGTGATAATGTATCTCCAGCTGTTGTTACGGTTCCACTAGGTGATACTGCTTTTGCTACTCCAGCATCATCATAAACGGCATAACCAGGTCTATTATCAATTGGGTGTTGACCAGGCATCAAGAGAATCGTAGTCTTCTCTACATCATCATTACTATTTCCTTTCTGATATGAGAATCGTGCTGCTTCTAAAAGTGCTCTTTGTAGAGTTTTAAAAGGTTGTGCAAGTGAGTTACCTTGATTACTGATGCTATCCGTGGAATCAAGGTCACTTGGACTTACATAAAGAATACGACCTTCTGTATTCTTAATGAAATTATCAAGTTTATTTAATGGCATCTTTCTTGCTAATAGACCTTATTATGTTTTATTTATCCCATCAAATCTTCCTCATTAAATTCCATAATGTCCTCTGGTAGGTCTTGTGGATTCTCTAAATCCATCTCAAATAGTAGTGGATGTGCCTCTTCGTCTATTAGGTAGAAGGAGTTCTTAAATAAATCTTCTGGTTCAAAAGACCTTTGCTTATCTGCTAATCTACAGAGGTCTTTATCGTACAAATGACCATCAGGTAGTTCATCAAATGTGAATGGGATTTCTGATATAAAATACATCTTAACAATCATCGTGCCATTATTGTACCAACAATATGCTTGACTGATTTGATAAGACATTTGAGTATTTCAATATCTTATATTTATTTTATAGGCGTGAGTGGATTCGAACCACCGCTGGAAACATTTTAAGTGTTCTGTCTCTTCCGCTGGACTACACGCCCGTGTATGAGACCATTATAGCACAATGGTCAAGTGCTCCTTGTCGGGATCGAACCGACCTTAGCCGAATTATGAGTTCGGTGCTTTTGCCAGAGAGCTAAAGGAGCATTCGCTATTCGCAAATACCGAATAGCAATAGGAATACTGGGAATTGAACCCAGACTAACCCGTTATAAGCAGGCCGCTCTGACCAGTTAAGCTATATTCCCAAGAAATTACGAACCTTCTTCGTGATCCGTGTGTATTCGGATCAGGTCGTCAACTTCTTTATACTCACCATAAGGAATCATCATAGCATTTCCATATTCGCTGGTGATAATAAAAGACTCTCCCTTCTCCACTCTTTCTAGTAGATTATCAAAGTCTGCTTGAAATTCTTCTACTGTAAACTTTTCCATTCGTCAAAGAGGATCAGTATAGGCAAGGCAATCTTCACTTACCTGACTGCGAACTACTTCCAGTACACTCATAAACTGGTCAATGGATTCACATTCTACGAGTTTCTCTGCACCTTCACTAGAATATAGGTAGAACTTACGTGCAAGAGTATCGACAACGCAACGGGACAGAAACTCTTGAGTGTCGGAAGGCATTTGGTCTTGTGTTGATTACCCTCATATTATAGGGCATCTGACGCCTGCCGTCAAGGGGTTCTGCCGTAATCGTATCCAGAAATCGAAAACTGATCTTTGCTGCCTGGGTAGTCTGCTGGAGTTTGCCCCTCATATTCAACAATTAAAGGTTCCCCATCATTTCTAGCGGCATTGATTACATAATAGCAATCAATATTACTAGCATTTCCAGATTTAATTTTAATACCCTGTTCTAATTCAATTTTTTCTACAATTAAATCTTGACTGTATCCAATTTGAGTGAGCATAACAGTAATGCTACTTGGATCAATCAGACCTTTCCAATATTCAGGAAGTTTAATTACATTTGATTTTGTAAGTCTTCCACGAATATAAACACCACCTTCTGGACCTTCTAGACAGATATGTCGGAGACGATGATTTGATTTGTTTGGGTGTGTGATATCAAATCCTTTCCAAGATTGAACATTAATAGTGCCTTGAAAATTTCCATATGCAGTTCCACCAATATTAATATCTTGATCTACATTTATACTGCCCGTAATATTAGCATCGCCATTACTGCCTGAGTTAGTTCCAAGTATATTAATATCACCTTCTATGTTTACATCTTGCTCTACATTTACATCTTTTTTAACATTCACATTACCATCAGTATTAATATCAGGCGTAAATGGTTCTTCATCATTCTTAATTACATTCAAATTCCCATACAAATTTGAGGTATTAAAAACTTCCTGCCCATTCCACAATGTGGGTGGTTTGTTGAAGTGTGTTTTATTTCCTATGTACTTTTCAGGCATAATTTTATTTTAATTAATCTAACGTATTTACTCAGCCAATGTCCCACCCGTAGCTGCTCCACCAGTTGATACTACATTTGCAGTCTCATTACCAGTTAGTTTTGTATTTTCATCACTTAATAAATCATCAGACTCCTGCGTTGTTGTTGCCGTTGTTAATGGTTCTGAAGGAGGATTACAAGAAAATTTAACTGTGGGACCAGCATAAAAATAATCCTCAACAATATCACTTCCACATTTTGGACTTGGACCAAATGCACTTTCACCCATAGAAGTTCCTTTAGGAGCTCCATTTCCAGTCTGAACTTTTATATCAGACTGTTGTGCCTGTACAATGTGTTTTCCACCACATCTCATATTAATATCTTTACCAGCACTTAGTGTGATAGTTTCATCAGCATCAATTGTAATACTTTTACCACGAATTCTGATATTACCATTCCGTTCTGCCGTAATTGTAATATCACCTGCCTTACTTAGAATTGTAATATCAACACCACCACCAGGAGATTTCTGTCCGGCAACGATTTCAATTGCCCTGTCATTATAAATTTTATATAATCCACCTTGGGTTTGACCAGTTACATTTACATCCTTATTATCAGTATAAGAATACCAACTATAAACATCGGCACCATTCAACCCCAACTGAGGATTTCTAATATCAAATTTAACATTAGGTCCAAATACTTGATAATTTCTATTTTGCCAGTCTTCTGCTCTTTCCATTATGGTTTAACACAATCAATAATTTGTTGAACTTCGCCTTGGAATTCTGGTCTTATACCAAAGATTGGTCTTAGTATTGCGCCACTTCCCTGACTAATTTCGGGTATACCTGCTGAGTTTGTCTTCCCAACGACTTGAATAACTGGTAAACTCTCAATAGACTTAATATTTATTGGAGCAACTTTAACGATAGATCCCTTATCAATAACTGCACTATATTGATTTCCAAGACTATCAACTACAAGGTCTTCTGGAGAATATCCTGTTCCTGGATTTTCAATCAGTACGCTTAGAATTGTAAATGCATCTGGTTCTTGATCTCCGATTGGATAATTTTCTCCATCAGAAATCACATAAGCACTTGTAACCTGTCCACTAGCATTAATTGTAGTCTGTACAATTCCACCATATCCTTTATTGCAGTTATCAGTTACTTCGACAAATGGTGCAGAAATGTAACCAATTCCAGGATTTGTGATAACTGCACCAATTAGACTACCAACTCTATTTGGTGTTTCTCCAAGAATAGATCCAAAGATTGGAATTGCTTGAGCACCAATTCCACCGCCACCAAATATATTAAGTAGAGGTGCATTACAAGATGTTGGTGGTCCAGAGTAACAATTACCAAGAGCACTTTTTGCTCCAGAAGTACTGATAGAACTATTGAAGATATCAAGTGCTCCAGTAGCACTAGCAACAGTACCACTAACACTATCAACCACATTTCCTGCTGCATCAATCGCACCAGTCACGGCACCAGCCACATTTTGAGCAGTATTCACAATGGATGATGCAGTATTAGCAATTTCTAAAATTTTACTTAATTTAGTATTTGGTGAACTAATCACACCACCACCAATCTGCCATCTATCGACACTTGCGGTAACTTCTGGTTCACCACATTCTTTAATAAATGATACACCAGAGATTCCTTTAAAACTTCCTTTAAGAATACTATTAAGATCAAAGTTTGAAATCAATTTGATAATTCCAAGTGCCGAAAGAGCAAGATTGAGTCCTGCAGAAATTGCATTCAAAATAGCATTTAAGATACCACCAAGAAATTGATCCACAACACAAGAAACTAAATTCGCAATATTCTTTAATAATGCACAAAGCATTTGTTTAATAATATTTTTTAAATTAGAAGTAATAGTTTTGGTTAATGATGGAATTTGGTCTTGAAGTTTTTTTATTGCAGGTACAGTAGCTTCTTGAGCAGCAGCACCAGCCAAATGTGCCTGGGAAATACTTTTGGTTGCTGCCTTTACCTGACTGTATACTTCCTCATATACCTTTTCCGTGCCTTGATTTAAAGTTGGTACAATCTTCTTATAAGTATCATTCAATACTCCACCAACAATACCTGAAGAAACTCCCTGTATTTTTTTAGCAATTTCTTCACATAAAATATCAATCTGTTTATCAATATAATCCTTTGCTAAATCTTTATAAGAACTCAGAGTTTGAACAAATTTTATTGCATTTTCAAGTTCTGTTGTAATTTTATCAACAAATGAATTAGCCTTTGTGGAGGCAAACTGTACCTTATCACCAATTCCACGGAAATATGATAACTCACCTTTTTCATTTGCTGTTTTAGTTGGAAGATGATATGGGGATTTTTGAGTATCTTGAGTCCCTTCGTTTGTTTGATTTGGTTTTAGATTCGACCCATCATTTTTTATCTTACTTGTATATCCAGTAAATGGTTTAAATGGAAAACTATATTGTTCAGTTGCAGCACCTTCCTTTGTTTTACCAAATACTCCCATAATAATTGGAAGTTGGGCATTATCGCCATCCATAAAGAAACCAAATACGGAATCTCCAGGTAATATTTTTATATCTGTTGCATAATTTCCAGACCCACTTCCAGAAGTAGCAGGTAATAATACTTGTGCCCAAGGAAGGTCTTCATTTGATAAGTCAGTTTCATTTGTGGGATGATATCCCATAATTCTGACTTTACGTCTATTTCCCCATCCTTTTTTATCAAGTTGATCCTTTTGAGCAGATTCTGGTGCTACTTGACCAATCCACCAAAGAAAACCATCTCTTCCAACGAAATTACTTTTGAGTAAAGATTGTTCCATCTATGATTTCTGTGTATTTGTTGCGTAACGACCGAATGTATCTCTAATTAATGTCATTGAAGTATATGAACCTTCGGTATCAAAGTGATGACATAATTCTTTTATCATATATAGACCACTTTGCTCATCATCATATGTTGCTCCATCTTCCCTAGAAATCTTGGGAAAATTACAAGTAATAATATCACCAGCTCTTAGATTTGTATTTGATGGTACAGTCATACTCAAAGTTTGAGTAAAGAGTACATTATACCTCATAATTGCCTGAGATTGATATTTTGAAGGGTCAGCATTAGAGTCCTTGGAAATATCTTTATCAACAGTTCCAATATCTAAAACTTGACTCAAAATTCTTGTGGGCAAATCACCAAGTTTCTGATTGGAATCGTTCGCAATCTTAGGTAATTCTAATGCCTGACCCAGATTTGCAGATTCTCCTGCATAATTCTCAAGTTTAAATGTTGATTCCTTAAATGTGAAGTTGAGTGGATCATAAACTATTCTGTAACTAGAATAGGTTCCCAATCTAAGTTTCTCAATTAGATTTTGATTTCTGTTTGTGGTATATTGAAGAATACTAAAATCATTATCTCTTTCATATCCAGTCTGGTTTACATCACTATAGACATAAGTTGCTTTCGATGGTTGTGAAATTAGATTATCAATTGATCTGAAACTGAATCCATCTTGTGTTTGGAAGAATACATACCCTGCCGTTGCATCTTTCTTCGATGATTCGGGAACTCCTTTGGATGCTAACCATACTAAAACAGTAAATGGTTTTCTTAAATTACCAATAAATCCATACTTATTCTGTGTCTTATCAATTGCACCAATCTTATCAGTTTTTAGATATTCTGTAATGATACTTCTTACAGACTCATCAATAGATTGACTGGTTGGAAACTTCTTTGGAACTCTTACAGTTTCATTTGTGATTGCTTCTCTTGAAACTAGATTTAGTTCAAAGAATTCTTTTTGTGATTCTGAAATAACATTACTGATACTGGAGACATAAAGATAATCTTTTTCATCAGTTGCAAAATCTAGTCCAGGATTGGTTTTAGAATTACCAGCAATCTTTAAGGAAACTCTTTCACCACCTCTTAAGGGAAGACCATTATAGATTGACTGAAATGATCCTGTTGCATTTCCTTCATTATCTTGTGCCTGAATAGAATCTCCAGTGTTTCCTACCTGAATCTTTGCGGTGATTGTGGGTGAGAAGATATCCTCATAATAATCAATAGAAACTGTACCAGTTCTAATATCAACGGTCCTTTTCTGGTCGTTAGATTCAAGTATAAGTTCTTCGTAAATTGACTTTTTTACTGACATTATGTGTATGCTAAATCTAGTAAGAGTTTCTTTGTGATGAAACTATTTAACGGATTAATTATGATGGGAATCATTCCCCCTCCACCAGCTCCGGCAGAGACTTGTTGTTGTGCTGGTGGGTCTTCTTCTATCACAACAATAGTAGGACCATTTCTTTGTTGTGAAAGTTGTTGGGACATTTGTTGCCTTTGTTGAGTTCCTTGTGATGCTATTTGTACTGGTGTTGGTGCAGAAATTGTTGTTGGTTGCCCAGAAGTTCCAGTTAATTCTCTTCCAATCGAAAGAAGCCCTAGATATGGTTTTGGATCTATTGCTTTTCCAAAAGGACCACCAAGTCTAACTTCAAAGTGTAAATGAACATCTGGAGAGTTTCCAGTATTTCCAATTTCACCAATAGTTTGACCATTATATGATTGCCCATTTTTTACCATCATTTTTGCAAGGTGGGCAAATCTGTAGCAAGTCCCATCTGAAGTGACAATATCTACACAATTTCCATATCCGCCCGCAACTCCAGCAAAAACAACTTTTCCACTACTTCTAAAAGAAACATAATAACCTCTTGCACCAGAAGTTCCAATATCAATCCCTTCGTGCATTCTACCTCGTCGTGGTGCTCCAAATACACCCCTCCCCCCACTAAGTCCAACGGTAGCAGTTCCTCCCCTAGGTCCAGCAACATTTATAGAATCTTTTACAGTAGTTGTGACTGCTGGGGTCATTTTTGCTGTTTGTGTTGATGCTAAAGTAGGTGCTGATGATGCTTGACCTTTTGTTTTTCTTCCATATTCATAAGATGCTGGACCAACATAATTACCAAAGATATTATCATTTTGATTTCTTCTTCTTAAATCTGTAGAACTTGAATTACTTGGAGTCAATCCGGCACCTAAAAAGTCGGTTCTATTTTCAACAAACTTAGCAGCATTTTTCTTTAAAGTTGGGTTAGTGATCGCAGATACTGTATCATCTATTATTTTTTCTGCATTAGATCTTGATAGTTTATTTGCTTTCATTACTGCTCTTATTGCACCTTCCCTATCTTGTATTGCATTAAATTCTTTTACTGCTCTACCTACAGGTTCATATTGTTTCCCATTTCCGGAGAGGATAATGCCCCTAATTGAACTTGTTCCAAATACTCCTGATGCTGCTCTATTATAAATTGATTGTGCCACATCTGCTCTTCCCTGTGGATCTCCATCTTCTAATGCAGAAACTGCGGCAAGAGTCCAAAAATCTGGAGATCCACCCCCACCACCAGAAGGAGTAGAAGGTTCTTGCATACTCTGATTTGGGTATTCAGTTCCAAAAGGTTGAGAATCTTGTCCACTAGAAATTCCTTCACCAAGAGATGTAGTGAGTAATCTAAATCCCTCATCAAACTGACTTTGCATATCATCAAAGGTATTTCCCAAACCTTTCACAGCATTCTCAACTCTTTTGTTACTATCAGTAAAGTCAAAGGTAAGAATATTTTTACCAATAGCACCTAGAACATTTCCAAATCCTCTAAAGATACTCACAGTATTATTAAAAAATCCACTTACAATAGTAGAAAGTCTTTGCATTCTAGCAATCAATTCTTGTGCCATCGTAATAATGGACGGTAGATTATAAAGCAACCATCCAACTAACAGAGTTCCAAGGAAGTCCATAATTCTTCCCAAGAATCCTTTAGTACTTGAAGCAATTGCCTTTGCCTGTCTCTTGAATACTCCACCGATACTTGATGCTTCTATCAAGTCCTCTCTATTTTTTCTTCTTTCTCCCTCTTGTCTTCTTTGGGAAAGAATATAATTTCTTGCTATTGATTCTCTTTTTACCTTTGTTTTTCTTAATAGAATATTATTAAGTTTTCCAGTTTTTTTCTTTAGACCAGAAAATGAAGACCTTACGGACTTGATACTGGAACGAATATTGATGAGACTATTGGATGGTTTTACTGCTACTGCCATCTTATATTACCACATTATAATTAACTTGTGAATAGAGCACATAGAAATTATCTGGGTTTGATGCTGATATTGCTGGAACTTCATTTACAGAACCACCAGTAGGAGCAGCACCAGATTGTTGTTGAGCAGAAGAACCTATTCTCTTATACACTACATTTGGTGTTGGTTCTGGTGCTGGACCCACATTAAGTGGTAATGTTGCTATTTTACTAGTTTGAGCAGGTGTTTTTATATCTGCTTGTGCTGGTTGTGATGAAACTTGTGCGGGAGTTCCTTGCTCTGGATTTATATTAACTTCTCCAAATTGTGGTGGTTTTGTCCAATCAATTTTACTTGCTTGAGATGTTAAATCTCCCATCTTCTGATCAAATGATTGCTCATTTCCTGCAGGAGTGGGGGCATTTGGTGTTTTATTTTTTGGTACTACTGGTGTTTTTGGGGTTACTGCTGCTTTTGGTGGTGTTTTTTTATTTTGATTCTTTCCAAGAAAAGTTCCTTCAAAAACACCAAATTCTCTGGCTACATCAACACCAACCCCACCCCATCCGATAATAGGAATTGCCGATATTAGAGATAAAGTTCCTCCTGTAGTATCACCCTGACTGTATCTATATGCAGAAGCAGTAAGATTAACTCCTGTTGCCAATCCTGGGAGTAGTTTACCAAAAAGTCCTGCCCCTCCTTTTAAACCTGCTTTAGCGGCATCGTCGGCAACATTTGCTCCTGCTCCGGCAGCAGCACGGGCAACGTCATCAGCAGACCCAGCAGCAGCACGTGTTGTTGCTGCCTTTGCTCCAGTGCCTGTTATTGCTGCTACTCCAGCCTTTGCTGTCGAAACTATTGCGTTTCCGGCAGACTTCAATAGATTTCCAAGTGCTCCAAAGAATCTACCAACAGTATTCTTAAGTAACCACCCACCAATTTTAAGAGATAGTTTTGTGATAGTACCAGCAATAGCAAAAAATCCACCATTCAATAAGAATAATGTTCCGACAGCAATTCCAAGACCTTTTAGAACATTATCTCTAATTTCTTCTAATTTTTTACCATTTCCTTCTGATAATGCTCTAAGAACCTCAATTCCTTTATTAGCAAACCATCCAGCAAATAGTGTCGTAAAGAATTGTGCTACTTTACTTAAAATAGATTGTGCCTTTTGTGCGATTTTTTGAACAGGGGCAACCAATGCACCTTGAATTGCTTTTTCTAAAAGACTTTCTCTTCCTACTCTTAATCCCTGTTCTGTTGCCCTTCTCTGTTCTTCTTGCTCCTGTTTTGTACGATTTTGTTCGAGAACACTGTCATAGGCAATTACATCAGTAATTCTACTTAAGGCACCACTAAAATCGGTAACTTCTGTGCTTAATCCACCAATCTGTTGCTGTACTCCACCTATCGTTTGAGTCTGGATTCTTATTACATCATCAAAACTATTAACTCTAGTCCTTAGAGTATTAACCTCCTCCCGTAATGAAGTTATTGTTTGTGATTGAGTCTGTACAAGTGCTAAAGCCCCTTCATCTGGTTGTCTATTAATAGCAACCAGCGGACCACCACGTTTAAAAATATTTGATGATACATTACGACTTTTTTCAAATATTGCCCTTCTTCTTTCCGACGACAAATAGGACCCTGATACAGGATCTATTCCACTTTGTGCTATTTGTGCGAGATCAGCCATTTGCTTGATTCTTTAGATTTTCTTCTTCGATATAATTTTGTAGTAGAGTTACATAGATCTCCCGCTCCCAAGGGATCATATCTTCAAGTTCCGTCAAAGAGTATTTATGATGTTGTACCATAGCAAAGTTTGTCTTGTAGTATGACGCAAGGTCAGTATGCGCCATACTTACACGAAAAAAGCAGATAATCCCTCCAGAACTACCTCACTCTCAACTTTAGTATTGGGATTTTTAATCTTAATTGTATGAGAAAGTTTGGGCATTGTCTCAAAGAACTTTTCAACTTCTTTGAATTGCTTCGAACTTAATTGCTCAACGAATTCTAGCAGTTCTTTCTTTGTGGAATCACTCGCAGTCCAAGATTCCTCTTCTGAATAGATTTGATCAATACAAGAAACAATCAAATCAAAGGTATCATCAACACTTACACTCTCACCAGAATCAAAGTTGTTCTTAATAAACTCAGTCATTGATGGATATCTCATTCTCAATGTTAAAGAATCATCCAACTTAATATCACGAGAATGCTTTGGATCTACTTCAACATTGATTTCATCTAGATTGATGCTTGTAGGAACCTGAGTTGTTCCATCATCAGGACAGGTAATCAAAACATCCACAGTTTCACCAACTGACTTACCTCTAATATTAAGGAACAAATACTCAATATCAAATGTGGACAAGTCTTCTACTTTAATACCTTTGCTTAAAATGCAGTTTGTAATAACACTCTTAACTGCATTCGCAATCTGTTTGGAATCTTCGGTTTCTAGTGCGATAATCAGAATCTTTTCTTCTTTAACTAAAAAGGGTCTATATCTAATTTTCTTTTTTAATGAAGGAATTTCCAACTCATAAATTGGAGTTGCAATTTTTGGTAAAGGCATAATATCCTATAAAGTTCAGTTAAAATTATTTAGACGACTTAGGCAACCCCAACAGGTCTTTGATCATCCAGTCTTCCAGTTCCAAGATTGAGGTTTCTATTAGTCAACTCGTCTCTTCCCGTTGCAAGTCTATTTAATTGATTGGTTGTGTTGGAAATATTAGTAATGTTAGGAATTATATTATTACTAATATTCCGTGCGACATCAACACTCAATGCCTTACCACAAATATATCTTTCATAGTTAAATGAAGCACTGATTCTCAATACATCAGAACCATTATAACTTACTGGTGTAGAATTTAAAGAAAGTGGAAAAAGACCGAAGAAGTTATATTCAAGTTCTCTATTATAATCTCTATCAAATTTAATAATCTTGGTTGTATTACACTTATATGCCTCTGGGTATTGCATTCTAAAGTAATATCCCTCTCTAGTTGGATCTGCACCAGAACCACTGGAAATAAATTCCATCCAGTGTTCTATAAATTTTAATTGCCTATAATCCCTATCAACATAAAATTCCAAACCAATTTCAGTAAAGATTCTACGATGAGCAACTCTCTCATTTACTCCCGTGAAATTATTATTGATATCTGCAGTCGCAAATGAAGTTCCTGGTAGTGATGCAGAATGGCACAATAATCCAGCATCTTCGGCAATAAATCTTGGACTAACACCCCTAATATAAAGATGCGATAGAAGTGCTCCAGGCAACCCACCAAAAATAACTTGGAAGTGTGAGGTCTGGGCAAGATTAGTGAATAGTGGTTTAAAGTCCGATATTCTACGAGGTCTGACCACTCTAAATACCTTTTATGAGTCTTAGTATACTTATTTAGATGTCTTATAAGGGAAAATATCAACCAGCATTCCCAAAAAAGTATAAAGGAGACCACACAAA